AATTTTATTGCAATGTCAATAAGTTTTACTTTATTTTTTATTAATTTTTTTATATGTATCACTTGATCTTCGTTTAATTTGGCTGTTCCGCACCGGCTGCCTCTGTTACTCGTGTTGTGTTTTACTCTATCCATTTGATTTTGTTTAGCTGTTCCTAAATAAAGATGGTTTGGATTACAGCACCTAGGGTTCCCACAACTGTGACACACGAACATATCCTTTGGATCTCCTTTAAATAATCTGTACGTTTCCCTACTCGCTATTTTTGTCCCGTTCCAGTAAGACTTATAGCCCCACATTCCGTGACCGCAGTCTTTTACACTTCCTACCCAGTTCCAACACTGAGTCGGGGATTGGATGTCTATTTTTTGTAGATAATAGTCGAACTCATTTACGTACTTCGGATTTCGACCCATGCTTCTGGTACCATAGTGTCAGTCCAGTTTACCTCAGATGATTCCGGTTATAGGCACTGGTATCGTTAACGCTCCTCATTGGGTTTACAGGTTATTTTACAGTATAGACTATCCTGTAGATACCTTTGTTGTCTTTAATAACAATGGCAGGGATCAAATAACCGAAGAACTCGATTTACTTAAGAAAGTTCCTCACAAATACGTTAAAAATGTAAAAGTATGTCATATGCCAGCTAATATTGGTTGTAGTGGGTACTGGAATATGATTATAAAATGCTTTATGAACAGTCCCTATTGGATCATTGTAAATCACGACATTATGTTTACTCCAGGTTTTTTAAAAAACGCGGTTTCTCATGCTGAAGACCCTGAAGTAGGTATCGTTCATGGAGAAAATGGGAGTTGGGATTTCTTTTTACTTAAAGATTGGGTTGTTCAGAATTATGGTTTGTTCGACGAAAATTTATACCCGGCGTACTGTGAAGATATGGAGTATGGACAGCGTTTCAAGCATAAGGAGTTGAAACGTCATATGTCTGTTGGCGTTCCTTACTTCCACGGTGAGACCTGTGGGGACTACGCCGACGGTTCTCAGACGTGGCGCAGTGAACCTGCGCTAGCTGAAAAAATCCACATTGCGCACGAGATGAACAAGCACTACCTGCACGCCAAGTGGAGCCCAGCGTGGCAAGCCCACATCGAGGGCGACGTGTACCCACATCCTTTTAATAACGAAGCGCTTCCAGTAAGTCTTACGACTTACAATCTCGAATTTGTCAGAGCTAAAAATTTAGGTTTCTAGTTATGGATTTTCCTTGTACTAGCTGCGGACTATGTTGTAGGAAAATACGAGAAATTCAGGATAACATAGATAACTATAAAGATCTTCCAGTTATGTACGAAGCTATAGAAGCTTTTCCTTACGGTACAGATACTAACGGTGCCTGTGTGAAGTTACAGAACGGCTTGTGTAGTGTGTATGAGGATAGACCTTTATTATGTAATATTAAAAAACTTGGTGAGGAATCTAGATACGACTTAGAGGCGTGGTTCCAGTTAAACGCTATTAGTTGCAACACTCTTATTTCGGGTTCAGATTTGGACGAATCTTATTTAGTCAAGATATAGTTAAGATACTGATACTTGAGGCAGCGCGATGCCTTTCTACTCTTCTTACCCTACTGAAGGGCGGTTAGTCAATACTTTGCGTTCTGTTTTGGACGACAAAGCTATTACGTCTTTTAAATTCAGCAAAATATCAGATCTTTCGCCAACTACCACGCGGAAGATCTACTCGGACAAGTTTTATATCCCTTCGCCTGAAGTTCTAGAACGCATCTGTTTAGTTTTAAACGTCCAGCCTGGCGATATTCTCCGGATTGCGTCTAAGATGGAGGCATCAGAGGCGGTGTGTTCAGGTGTTTAGCCCCCAGGATTATGAATTCGCGTCCCGTGTTTTAGGTCTCCCTTGCCCTAAGACTCCGGCCGAGATGGCGGTTGCGGCTCCTATGACCGCTGCCGTTCTTCGTAATTTCCATCGGGTTGCGCCCCCCATGCCTGGCATGGAAGGCGACGGAATCATGACCTCGCCTACGCGGTCTCTAAACGGTTATCCGAGTACTTCTCAGCCTGAAGCGCGTGGGCAGCTGATGCACCGCTTGCAGGCTACCGCTTCTTCCCCGTCGGATCAGGCAGAGCTTCAAGAATTGGTCGGGATGCTGTTCCAGGATCCTGGTTTGATGGAGATGTTCCTGGACTTCATTCAGAATCTTCGCGATGACGGTCTGGACGGTGCCGAGTATTTAAGTCGCCAACGGCCTCTTGAATACGATTTGCCAAATTATGGCGGACAGTATTCCGTACTGAATGCTCCTTCGAGCAACTCCATTCCTGCCTCCTTGGCGTACCAGGAACTAGGCTGATATGAACACCCGCGAGCAGCAACTCAGGGAGCTTGATGTTCGAAAGGATGCTCCTGATCTAAACCCTTCTTCGTTCTTAAGTTTATACATCAAGTCTAATTTTCCTCAAACTGCCGCACTGCCTTCAAGAAATCAATTAAGCCTGGGGATTATCCCCCTAGGTGAGACTGAAGGTGTAAAATCAAGTATGAAGATCCCTTCCGGGACTTCTTACGATAATCCCGCTGGAAGTTGATGGCTGCTCCTGTTGCTGCTACTGCCGGGCAGTTCTTAATGAGCTTGCTTTCAGATATCGTTGCTAATAAAGTCGCCGGCACTGCTTCGGCTGCCGCAGCACCGTCCCAGTATGACGTGGCTGCGTCGTCGGTCAGCAAGCCTTATTTTTTAGGTGCTGGGCAAGAGCTTGCTTACATTCAGTACCGCGCTAACGAACAGTTCAAACGGGATTTTTTAAATAGATTCGGATTTAGATTACCTGAACTTCCCAGCTCAGATGAGTATATGGCCGGTGCTGAGCAGCGTTTAGAGCGCCAAGCTCAAAGTTTTAATCAACGTCAGATGCAAATGGAGCAACTTAAAAAGCAATATGAGTATCTGAACGAACTTGCTCGCGGTAAAGCAGCTATTGAGCAGCAAGAAGTTCGTTCTCTTGGCGATATCCAACGTGAGCGAGTAGGTTCCTCCTACGATTTTGCTCAAAATGTTCTTGATTCAGCGATTAAGAACGTGCTAGCGCAGGATAGACTGGATAACAGCAACGTCCTGCAATCTATTGCTGGACCCACCTAAGGAGTTGCTCAGGCGTGGACGCTTACGATCTCTTAAATCAAGCAATCTCGGTAATTCCTGGATTTTCTTCTCCTCGTTATCAGGGGGGATCCGTCAATCGTGATGTTGCTCAAACCGGCTACATTCCACCGGGTCAGTTAGCTTACACAAATGGTAAGCCTGTTTACTTCGTAGACAGCTATTACGGTTATCAAAGTCCTGAGGGTTTCAAGAAAGCTACAGGAAAGTATCCCAAGGGCTACACTCCTTCTGCACAGGCCGCTGTTGAGATGCCGTCGGTAGATCAACCTGAAGCAAAACGCCCCGATTCTGGGGATACGGGAGCTTCGGATCAGCCGGCAGCAGGAGCCGAAAGCCCTACTCCGGGTGCCTCCGCTCCGAGTACAGGACCTTCTTTAGAGGGCGAGGGAGCTAAGCAAGAACAAGAGCCGATCACAGACAAAACGCTTGAACGTATTGAAGAGATAATGAGTCTCCCCTATCAAGAGGGGCTCAGTAAACTTCGAACGCGTAACTTAATCGAGGCTGCCACGGTAATGAGCGCTTTGCGTGCCCCACGCGAGCGTCAGAAGCAAGCGGCAGAAATTGAGCGCAGGAATATCGAAGCGTGGCAGGCAATTAAAACAGCTCAGATCGAGGCTAACGCTCGTCAACAGATGGCTCTGGGTCTTGCTACTGTGTCCGCAATGACTCCGAATCTGTCTAACTTCGCCGAGATTTATAAAGCATCTACGGCTCCTTTCAATATCCGCCCCCGAGGTTAATTATGGCTGCTCCTGTTGCCGCTGCAGCTCCCGCTATGTTCGCTGGGACAGGCGGAACCTTAATGGGAATCGGATCTGCCTTAGGCGGAATCGGTTCATTAACTAGTGCGTTTACGGGCGGCGGTCAGGCAGACTACGCGTCTATTTACGGAAGTTTACTTCCTCAGTTGATGACCGGTAATGTGAAAGCCACTCTTGCCGGTCAAGAGCTCGCAGCTATGACTGGCGCTTTCACAGGACTACTTGGTAACCGAGCAAACGTCGCTCTAGAAAGCGCACTAGGTCAGTTTGATGTTGCCAAACAGAAGGACTTGACGGCAGCTGGTCTCCAAACCGGTATTGCTTCTCAACTTGCTAGCAGTGCCATTGGGCTAGGCGAAGCTGCCGGTAAAGCCAAGCTCGCAACCGAGATGCTTGGTCCTGAAACTGCAGCAGCTTTAGCTAAACAGTTTGGTACTACTGCCGGTGCTCTTCAGCAAACGGGACTTCAAGGCGAAACTCAGCTCCTTCTTCCCACAGCGACTGCAGCAGCTCAAACAGGATTAGAGGCTGCTAAGACGCGTAATCAACAAATGCTATCCACAACTCAAACTAATCTGAATATTGCTAAAGCTCAAGAAGACACACGCAATGCTTTAGCCTTGCAGCGTGGCCAGGTCGAAGGGCAGTTAGCAATTAAACGGTTTGGTGCTGGGATGGCGATGGCTGGCCAGCGGGCATTCGCATGATCAAATCAACAATCGGAGATTCCACCACGGTCGCCTCGTGGCTGTCTTCGCTCGATAAGGCTCAAAAAGACGCGTTTGTATATTATGCAAAAAACGCTACATCCGATATTGAAGCTTATCTTTATGCTCGGTTCTTGAGTCCTGCCTACGCTGGTAGTATCTCAGATCTTACGGCCTGGATCCAGGAAAAATATCCCAAAGAAGATCTTCGAAAAGTCTTGCTACGCGAGATCGACGATCTTCAACTGGATATCCGTAATGTGCGGGATATGACCCAAAATCAAATGTTGGATCATGCTACCGCAGCCACTAAAATATCAGCGCTGCAGAAAGAGCTTCGCAGCCACATTCAAGCGGTACGGGCTATTTCCGACGGTCTTGATCGCCGTGGTTTATTACTCGCTGGCGCTGATCGTTGTCTGCGGGAACTTGTTCAGACGTTTGACGGGCAACCAGGCGTCCAAGCTTTATTAGAGGACGCCTCGTTACTTGTCTTGACAACTATGGAAAACGAAGAAAAGTCTTAATTGACTTTCTTCAGTAACTTCATAATGTTCTCCAGCTGTGTACGAAAGATACCCATAAAGGCATCATTTACACCTAAAGACATGACTAGTTCTGTTCCGTTGACGTAAGCTCCAAACGGAAGGATCACTGCCGGTTGATTGGATATAGGAGCTCCTGTCAAGTCAGTCCACTCGATAACTCTGTCGTCTAAGGAACCGGTAAACAGAGGTTTATCCACGATATAGGTGACCTTTGTAAATTCTTTATCTACCATATACGCACCTACATGGTACAGCAGGTAAGGTTTGCCGCTAGGCGCAAATGTCGTATGTTTCCAGTGATAAAAAATTAAGTACCCGTACCCTAGATCAATAGGCGCCGTGGAGTTAAAAGTAGGAGCTCCCTTCGTTACTGTATCTAAAATCTGTGTATCGAGCTCGATTCGAGGGGCCTTTTCGCTCTCAATAACTAGAGGCCGAGTTGAATACAGGCAAGCTAATTCGTCCTTTCGGCTGAAGAAACACCAGTTCTTTTCCGATTTACCTTTTACAAGGTTCTCCCCGATAGGAGGCGTGGCCGATTGAACGGCGTCAAAGTTTTCGTTTACCCAGCATACAGATACTTTAGGTTGATTAAATAGTTTGTAGTCTTTAGTGTCGTACCGACTAGCGTACGTAGACGTAATAAATTGAACGTAAAGTTGTTCGTCCGGTCCTTTAAATAAACGCGGATCTTCGTAGCTCAGTCGATGCTTCTTAGCTCTCAGTTTTTTGGTTCCGATTACGCTGGCATCATCACCTCCGAGAATACCGATGTAGATATCGTTTGGTTGGCCGTTTAAGTAGAAGTACTTCATGTCGTACCTGAAACCAAACGGTTGCGGCTGACAGCGCCACGCGATGTAATTTGTGTCGTTAAAACGAATTACTGAGGGGTTAAAGTTTGCAATCGTGTTCTCTGGGAGACCGTTCACAATACGCGTGAACTTCCCTCCTAAGTTTTCCGCCTGTTGGTAGACCGAGGGGACCCCGTTTGTTTCTGTTTTAACGGGGAACAGAACGTCGCTGTACGCGTGAAAGAAGCGATGAGTTGTCTGCATGATCAGATAGCCAAGTCAGAAATAGCTTTAGAGAAACCCATGGCGACAGATTCCCATCGGTATTCGGGGCGCTGTGTCACTGCGTAACACGCATCGGCAACTTCGTCATAAATAGACGAGTTTGTGTACAGCTCAGTTAGAAGTTGCGCGGCGTGTCTTACGTCGATCAACCCACGTTCAACGCCTAAATCTTTGTCGACCACCCACGTGGAAATATCCATCAGCTGTGCTGCTCCTTCCCAGATGTCTTTACAGGCAGTGTGGTTTGGCACTACCTGCGGTTTACGACAGCTGGCGTTTTCAAAACTAACTAAGCCCCAACCCTCGCCGTCTGCCGTGTTAAAACCTACATCGCAAGCGTTGTAAATGGTATTTAATAGTGTATCTGGAGGAGCGTCCATGTAGTTCATATTAGGTGAGGTAAGGATAAGCCGGTGTTTGTCGTCAAGTCCGCGTTTCGTCATCTCGCGATGGAACAGAGGCATCACGTCCCATCCGAGATCTTTTGCCCCCATATGGAGGTAAAGCATGGTGTCGGGTTTATCCACCGCAAACTCGGCAAAAGCCTGGATTGTCAGATCAATCCGTTTTCGGGGCTGATTCCGATTTCCATTGAAAACGATAAATTTGTCTAAAGGTAATCCGATTTGTTCGCGAGCTTCCTTTTTATCGATTGGGTAGAACCTGTCGTTATCCACGCCGTGAGGAAGAACACCCAGGCGTGGGATATTTACGCCATGCGACAGGATTCTGTGAGCGCAGTTGACGGTAAATGTAATAGCTAAATCCCAGAAGGGCATGTGTTGAAGCATGTCCGGGTAGTAACTTTCGCTGTCTACCGGGAAATAAGCGATGAATTTGAACTTCAGCTCATCCTTAAGGAAGTGGCAGCGCTCCCAAAATTGATTGACGACCCAGATATCGTTAAGACAGATAACTACGTCCGGCTTCTCTTTTTGTAGAATTTCCGGAATGCGGTTGATTCCGAAGCGGTCTTGAGACCCTCCGGCACACGCTGGGTAGATTTTGTAGGGGTGTGAATGAGGGTCCCCGGTATAGTTGATGCCTAAGACGCAAACTTCATGATCTTTACTCAAGTGCTCTAACACACTGTGTGTTACACGACCAAATCCTGTATTACTGCAAGCATCTCCGTACCAAAGGATTTTTGCCATGCTTGGTTTGAGTTTCTAGTACAATCAATATAGCAGTACTGTCAGTTTGTTGATATGCCTAGCCGCGCTTCTTTCGCTTACCGCCGCAGTGCTCAGCTACAAGCTAAGAGAGCTTCAGACAGCACAGATAAGTCTATCGACACCATATATACTAGAGCTTCGAATGACTTTCACACCTTTTGTACTATTCTAGATAAGACGCCAGCACGTCACATGCTGGAATGGCACAGACACTTGATTACAGGGGAATCTAATAAGTACTTATTAGATATCGCTGGACAAAATCTTGATATTTTGGCGCCGAGGGGATCCGCGAAGTCTACTGTGCTAAACCTTTTTACTGCATGGATTATAGGACGCCATACGAGCGAAAAAAGACCTCTTCAAATTATCTACTGCTCCTACAACATTGCCACAGCTATCCCCAAGAGTCGCATTATCAAGCAAATTATCGACTCTCCTGATTACCGCAAGGTGTTCCCGCGCGTAAAGCTGCGCTCGGGTATGCAGTCAGATATTGGCTGGTCGATTGATTTTGATTACGCGGGCATCCCCAGGCTTGGTGATGAGGAATTTACACTGCGTGCGGCGGGGCTACGAGGCTCGATTACGTCGAAACGTGCTCATATTGTTATCGTAGATGACCCTATTAAGTCGAGCGCAGATATTAAAAACCCTGCAATCAGGGACGAAATGAATAACAACTGGAGCTCCGTTATTGCTCCGATTATCTTTGAGGGCGGTCGCTCGATCTGCTTGGGGACTCGCTTCCACCCACTGGACATCCATAAAACGATGTTCATCCCGGATAAAGGTTGGAAGCAGGTGACACAGGAGGCGATTACTTATGACGACCGTGGCGAACCCGTCAGTTACTGGCCGGAACAGTGGAGTGCTGATTACTTATTAGGTCAGAAGGAACTCGATCCTGTTGCGTTCGCGTATCAGTATCAACAGCAGCCGGTGATGACATCGGATCTGGTCGTGTCGCCAGACCTTCTTGTTAAGGGTGAGGTTGTTACCGAATTTGACAGTCTGGCTGTCGGTATCGACCTTTCCGCAAGTAAAAATGAAACAAGTGATTACACAGCGTTTGTATTAGGAGGGAGACTTAAGGATAATTACTACATAATTGATGCGCATCAGTGCCGATCCATCGGAAATCTTGAAAAAATCGATCTGCTGTGCGACATGTTGCTGGAATGGGGCATCCTGACGCAGCAAGATGGGCAGTTTTTCCCGACGTATTCCACAATTACCCTTGTGGTTGAGTCCGTGGCGTACCAAGCATCCCTCGCAGCTGACCTTAGGCGGGTGCTTCTTAACGAAAGAGGCTTGAGCAACCTCCATATTCATGAAGTTAAGGGGTTCCGAGGAGACAAGATTGCTAGATTTAGAGGCACCCTTGGGCTGTTAGAGAACAAAAAGGTAACTTTTAACAAATATCGTAAGTTTGATGGTCTGTTTGACCAGTTGATCAACGTCGGTGCTACAGCTCATGACGATTTGTTGGACGCATACACTTGGTTGATTACCTTTTTACAGCGTCGCGGGAACTTCTCGATCGAGTACTGATGAAAACTCACACTTCAACGCTTTCTGGGTCCCGGATGTGGGTCGCCATAACGGCTCACCAGCCTTTAAACCGTATAAACTCGTTGGTTAACACTGTTCGCGCCTACTTAGACTATGAATTAAAGGTAAAAATAAATATTTACGTAGATTATGAGTCGGAAAAAGATGTAGAGACCTTAAAAAGTATTCTAGAACCTTATTTTTCCAAATTAGATATTGAGATCAAAGTCTGCGGACCTGAGTACTCCGGATGGGAGCTCACGTGGGCTCATAAAACGGATTTAGTGCTGGCATGTATGAACTACACAGCCGATTTTTATGTTTATCAAGAGAACGATATGATCCTGACTTATGAAAATTTAAAATATTGGTTTAGGTGGAAAAACAGGTTAAGTGCAGCTGGTTTTGAGCCGGGTTTCGTCAGATACGAGGAGTACGGGGACCTGAAAATCCCCTTCGATAACTACCACACGTTTTCTTTGACGCGAGAAACCCCAAACGTCTGGCACGACGTCGGATTCGAGGTCAAAAAGATGCTCGTGGTCGACCCCGACATTAAGTTTTTCGCACAGGTATCAAATCCTTACTATGGTGCGATGATCTTAAATCAGGATGATGCAATTAAGTACGTTAGAAGCCAGAGTATGGATCCTGTTCGGAGCTATGAACTTGTTGGGATCCGTAACTGGCCTTTAGCTGACCGCAGTTCTATGGGTTTAGCTTTTGAGAACGTTCCAGCAGGGCATGAGCACCGTCGTTGGATCCCCGTGGTTGAAGAAAACGGTAAGTATGTACCGCATAAATGCTGTTTAATTAAACACGATGATACAAAGTACACTAAAGAGCTTCTTAAGAAGTCCAGTAACTTGATAGACTGTAAAAAGATGTTTAAATTGTGAAGTGGCGCATCGAGGTGCACAGTATGTGTCGGTGTGTTATTTTTTGAACGGTCACCACTACCAACAGACTTTACTTAGAGATGACGCGTACAGAGTGCGACGATTTGTCGAACGAGAGCAAGGAACAGTCTACTGGTTTAACCCAGCTTAGTGATCCTGTGAATCACCCAGCACATTATACGCAAGGCGGCATCGAATGTATCGAAGCGATTAAAGCCGCACTCGGTTCAGAAGGTTTTAGAGCGTACTGCCGTGGAAATGTACTTAAGTATCTCTGGCGCACCGAATTTAAAAACGGAGCTCAAGATTTACAAAAGGCAAAATGGTATCTGGATCGGTTAAACGAAGAGAGCTGACAGTGAACCTATAATGTAGGAAAAGAAATCACTCATGGACGTAAGAGCGTTTGGATCTATTTACGGGCAGAGTGCTTTTCTGCCTTATACAAGTGGATTTGGTTGGGTTCCCTCTCAAGGTCGTGTCAACTTTCCAGCTTGCCGCGCTATTTTCGTGGATTCCCCGGGGAATCAATCGAAAGGTACTCTTGTCGTGGAGTTAACTGATGCTCCTGGGCAATCAGCTCAAGCTTTGAATTTACAGGGGGATACAATTTTCCCCTTATCTTGTACCGCTCTCCTTAGCGGAACTATCGGCGGAGTCTACGTTTTATACTGATGGCCGGAATTGCCGTTAAGAAAGACAAAGCGAAGTGGGCGACCGCTAAAGCAAAAGCCCGTAAAAAACTAGGTGGGCATTCCGCGCGAGCGATGCAGCTCGCAACGAAGTACTATAAAGAAGCAGGCGGTACTTACGAAGGTAAAAAATCTTCGTCCAACCGTTTAAGTCGCTGGTCTAAAGAAGACTGGCAAACTCGTGAAGAGTACGAAAAGTCTAAAAAAGACTGATTATGGACGCAGAAGATTTTCTTAGCTACTTTTCTGGCGGATCTACATTCCGCGAAAGGGCTTTTAACGACGCCGCCGGCCTTATTAAAGCCATCCATAGTTCGCCAAAATCGGACTCAATCACTCAGGGTCTCATTAACCCCTTAAAGAATGAGATGTTGGCTAGAGCGTTAGCCGCCAAAGCTATGATGGGTACAAGTGGCTGACAGAGCACGCGAAAAAGGACGCACTGAGCGATACCTTCCGCGTTCCGCGTGGGCTTCTCTCAGTCCTGAAGAGCGTCGCGCTACCGACGAAAAAAAGAAACGAGCTACCGCAGGTAATAAACCTGTAAACACTCAAGTAGCCAATACAGATAAAGCACGCGAGGCAAGGCGCCGCGCTTCCGAGTACATTAGAAGAAAGACTTCTAAAGATGGCTGATCCCTTCCTCGAAGCTGGCGATCTCTTTACTCGCGCTTTTAATGCACAAGAGTTGGCCTCCCGTCGTCAGATGAGGGCTCAACGGGCCAGTATGCGTAGTGATGAGTATACAAGTCAACTAGATGATCAAGCATATAACGCTCCTGTACCTCCTATGAACGCACCTTACGGTGTTTTTGAAGAGGAGTTTCAGCCCACGGGGGACCCTATGGAAGATATGAAGCAGGAGCTGATGCAGAAGACTCGGGCAAATCGGCGGGCCACGGAAGCTCCCATGGTTGTTCGCGCCGGGAATGGCAACGTTACCCCGAGTATGCGTTAATATACTGACAGCTTCAGAGATGCTGTGCTGTTCGACTGCTTTCTGTATTTCGACGAAAAAGAGCTCTTAGAGCTTCGTATTAATACTCTGAAAGATGTTGTAGATGGTTTTATTATCACTGACGCAGATCGTACGTTTAAGGGGGATAAAAAGGACTTTACGTGTGTCGACACGATCCGTTCTTTAGGTCTTCCGGAGGAGAAGATTCAGGTTTTACACGTCGAACTACCTCCTCCGGATATTGCGCCGAATCCATGGGTTCGGGAGTACTCCCAGCGAGATGCTCTGGCCGTGGGAATGCGGATGACCCCTCCTGATTCTGTATTTTTCTTCAGTGACGTCGACGAGATCCCCAAACCTGAGGCTCTTCTAGCTGCGGTCGATTTGGCGAAACAAGACCCTGAGCGCTGCGTCCGTTTATCAATGCCTATGTTCTACGGACGGGCTGATCTCCGTGTTGTAGATCCAGAGCGCGATACATCTAAACCCCCTACAAACTGGACTTGTGGAACAGTTGTTCTGCACGAGCACCTAGGTCAAACACTTTCAGAGATCCGTCAAAATCCAAACGATCTTGTTTACGGAGATTGTGATTCCGGCTGGCATTTCTCTTGGATGGGAGATCCCGCCCGCATGAAGCGTAAGCTTACGTCGTTTTCTCACTGCTACGACGATATTCCGTACGCTCACGCTCCTGCGTATAGTCAGGAGATGCTGGATTATCTTGACGCTTACAAAGCTGAAGCCGGTGGTAACGATCCCTTAGGACGAAAAGATCATGTTCTGGAGCCCTATCCGCATGAGCTTTTGCCGCCTGAGCTGTTTAAAATAGAGAGAGTACGCGAGTATCTACTTCCCAATGGCTGATCTCATGACGGAGCAGATCAAAAAGCCTTTCGCTGGTCGTCAAGGCGGGGGCGAAAAAGAGGGTTCCGAGCGTAATGAAGTCCGTCGTGAAGCTGTCCGTAAAGCACGGAAAGCTCGTATGATGCGTACAAGGGAGCGGGAAGCCGGTTCTCGCTGACTTATAAAGGAAAACGTCGATGCCTGCGGACAACCTAAGCGTACGGCAGCGGTTTAATGAGATTCTAGAAGCTTCTAGAACTCAAGATCGCAGCAAACAATCTGCGACTATGGTTGTCCTTAGTCATCTGCAGCAAATCTCTCTTCCAGATCGGAAGAGCAC